TAACTTCCTTATCCCAAACTCTGTTTTCCATATTTCACTAATTAGTTGTTCTTTTCTTATGATTAGGTCTGCATACCCTTTGCATATTTCATTTTTTTCTCTTTCCGTCATATTTTTTGATTGATTGCCAGTATTTTACTGCGTTTACATACTCTTTGTATTGTTCTGTTGTTTCTATTTTGATAGGAGTTTTGTTGTAGTACTTTATTTGCTTCTCCTCCTTTATGATTCGGAGGGCTTCGCGTTCTTGATCTGTCCATATTTTTTGTTTGTAATATGTTGGTAATGCGGTTTTTATTCCGGATCTTGTTCTGTATGTTTCTTCCGTGAATTTATCATGATATTTATGTCTTCTGAGTGTGTTTTCGTTTATGTAATTTATTCCGATTTTTTTTGAAGTGAATATCTTTCCGTTGAATTCGGGGTTGTCTTCGTCTCTTTTCGTTATGTATTTTATGATGTAGTTTATTGTCCTTTCATTCACTTCGTATCCGAAGAATATCCAGCCGTACCCCCATTCTTTTTCGAATTGCTCTTCTGTTAATTCTGTCCATATAATACCGTGTAGATGTATTCTTTTGGTGTTATCATGTCCCAGCTCTGTGATTAACCAGTGTTTGAGTGGCATCTTGTATTTTTTCCACCATCGTTTCCTGAATAGTCTGATTGCTTTTTGAGGTGCTTTGTTTGGTTCTTTTTTGTCATATTCTAGTTTTTTTAGGCTTTCCTCGGAGAATGTTAGTGTCGCAAATATAATGTTTTTTGGATTTGATTTTATTTCTTCCATTAATCTTACTCTCCATTCATTTGCTTTTGCGCGTCTGCATTCTTCGCAGTGTCCGCATGGAATTTGGATCCATCTTAGGCGATTGTCTTTTATTCTTTTGCTGTTTTTATTCGATTTGGCGTATTTTGGATTCTCAATGACACTTGGATATAGGCACATTGGTTTTATTTGAAATTTTCCCCTTTAAAATCATTTTTCTTACCATTTTGTTGTTACAGTTTTGTCCAGTCCTTTAAATTGCATCTCCGGATCATAGTGTTGTGTTACCGTTGATGAATTCTTGGGGGGTGTTTCGCTCATTCTTTTTTCTGTGTATTCTCTGATTAGTTTTCCTGTTTTTCCTCCAATTGTCAGGTTTCCTACTAGTTGTGCTAGCCTGATGATCGTGTTTGCTATTTCGGTCCAGTATTGGAGTTCTCGTAAATCTGCGGTTGCCTCTTCAGTTCTCTGTTTTACTTCGAGCATCTTTTTTTCTGCTTTCTGGGTTTCGCCTGCTGCATAATAGTATGCCGCCTGAGCCATTCCGCTGCATGCGTCTGCGTTTATTTTCTTGATTTCTGCTGATAGTTTTTCATCTGCGTATATACTTTCAAGAGTTTTGATCGCCGCCGTTCCCTCGAGGATCTGTTTTTCAGCTTTCATCATATCGCCCTGGAATGATTCCTCTCCGAATACAATTTTGCCGAATTTGTCATCCTCTATTTCGAAGTATTTAGGTATTTCGATCTCTTTGCCGTCGACTGTTGCTTTTTTTGTGGGTTGCCATTTTACCATCTGATCCCATAGTTGGTTTGCTGTGTCAATGAAGCCTTTCCATCCTTTAAACATTTCTTGCTTTACTTCCCATATCCTTTTTTCGATTATTGATGTGGTTTCCTCTTTGTTTTTACCCGCTTCTGCCTTGAGTGCGTCTGCTTGAGTATTAAGTAGGTTAATTTCCGCTTCGTTCTTTCGCTCGCTCATCCGTATCTGTCGTAATGACATCAATGCTTGTAATTGTGCATTAGGATCGGCTGCAGCTCCTGCTCCGGCAGCACCCGTTGCCCCCATAGGGGCGCCTGTCGTTGATCCGGCACCTCCGCCCCCGGCACCTCCTTGGCCGTACATTAAGGCAGGAGATAATCCTGCTGCATCCATTTGCGCAACTTTATTGGCGTAACTTTGGTCTTGGTAGGTTCTGTTGTATAATACTTGTTGCCTTTCGAACGCATTCTCCGCTGCCATTTCTCCGTATTTGTAGTTTATTCGAGCTGCGTTCTCTACCATTTCTTTCTGCTGCTGCATCTGTTTTTTTCTGCCTATGCCTAGCATATTGAGGATTCCCGATGCGCCGCCAATGATGCCTGAGAGAGGGCTTGCGATATTCTCTCCTATCTCGAGTAATTCCAGTAGTTTTTTAAAGTTCATTTTCGTTCTTTTTTAAAAAGAATTTGCACACTATGTTCTTGTTATATATGTATAAACGTCTACCGCCCTGTGCCACATGTATTTATGAGGGTTAAAAGAGGGGGGGTTGAAACATTCCCCCTCTTTGAGTTTTGGTAGAGCTTTATACGTCTGCTTTAGCTTTCCCGGGATCGGTTTTTGGTTCTGTCTCGGGATCTTTTCCGGCTTCGGTTTTACCCTTGCTTTTTACGATTTGGTTTGCTACGCTTTGATTGATTTTGTCTATTGCTTCTATCGCTACTTCGAATCGATCTGTCCTTATGTCGTATTCGGGTTGTACTCCATCTTTTTTCTCTGTGTAGATTGTTGGAAATACTCCATCCTCCATGTCATTGGACTCTCCATTGATTATTTTTCTCAGTTTCACCTCTCTTGGTTCTGCCTCATATGTGAGGTTCGGATCGTTGATACATCCTTTCCTGTTTCTTGCTGTTTTCATAGTGTTATAAATTTGGAATTTGTTTTGCTGACATTACTCGGCGTGCTGTTACATCGAACGCCACTTGTACCCAGAAGTTTTGCGAGTTTAGTCTTGACTCTGCGAATATGTTGTTGTATATCGTAGGATCAATGTATGTTGACGCATTGCCAATTGTGCCGTCCTCTTTTTCTTCGTATACTCTGTTTAAGCACATGAACGCTAAAGGCATTCCCGCGGCAAATTCGCCGTATGTTTCGTTTACATCTGTTGTGTATTCGATCCATGACGGTTGTTTTCCTAGAGACTGGTATGCGTGTTTGTAGTCTTCGGAAGTTTCCGTACTCCATGCTGCTGCTTCCTCTGCGATTAATTCCTGGAATCCAATTGCGTCTAATGTTGGTTTATGGAAGTCGTCCATAGTCTGCAGTCTTGTCCACCATTTGTTCCCTTGACTATAATCAACTCGAGGTGTAATCGATCCTAAGGCCATAATCATACTGGGTTCCGTGCATTTGATTTTCAAGCCCCTTCCGGATTTATACATTGTTGCGACTCCTCGTCCGGCAAGTGTTCCCAGCGGCTCTTCGTCTGTTGCTGAGTTTGATACAATTTCATCAAATGCAATTTCGCTCTGCATTCCGCCGCAGAATATAGGAGATTCGGGCAGTGTTGCGCTTCTAATTCCGTATGTTGCTTCTCTCCATGCTTGGTAAGTGCCGTCTGTGATCGCGACGCGGTTTAGCATGTTGAATATTTTCTTCTGGAGAATTAGAGCATCCATAGTGAGTTTTCCGTCGCTTACATCTACTGCTGTAATCGCATTGATTCCTCCCTTTGTTCCGTCGATCCACTCGGTATTCAGCCAGTTGTTAAACCTGTCGCTGAGGTATGTTTTTACCGCCAGCCCCGCTTGTGAGTACCATGCGTTTGAGCTATGATATATTTTTGAGCGGTCATGATTCGGTAGATCTATAGTTCTTGTTGCGGCTCCATATGGCATTTTGTTATTATCCACTATATACGCCGAGCTGCTTGGTGCCGCCAGGATTGAAGTCCGTTCATCGTCGATGTTTTTTAATGGGAACGATGTTAATTTGATCTTCTTGTTGTCTGGCATTGTTAACGAGTTCTCCTCGATCGCGTCTAGATTATACGCGATTTTGATTTTCTTTTTGACCTTGTACATGTAAATGTTGGTCGCTTTTTTGGGGTTCTCTGGCGTTCTGAGTCCCGGTGCATCTGGATCTGTCCGTTCAAATACAAAGGTGTCTCCGAGTTTTGTCAGTTTATTGCTCGCTACTGTTGGTTTTTGCGGATCATTCGTTAGAAATTGTATTTCATTAACTTCTTCGGGTGAGATGTTCTCTTCGAATTCCAGTTTGATGTACTTCGGATTGTCGGTTGTCGGAGAGATTTCGTATGCTACACTTTTGTTCTTCGTCCATGTTCTACTCCAGATATATCCATCCCCCACACTGAGAGTCTTCCAAATATGATCTATTCCTGTGATTACATATGCGCGTTCCTCCTGTTTATTGGCATAGTAGTTTTTGACTGTATCCCAGTATGCCAGATTGAACATTGCAGGAAATCTTCGGAGGTATTGATTGACTTTAGAACGTCCGAATCCTTTTATTCCCAGATATGAGATCAATGAACTTGGATTGACTTGACCTCTGTTGGTGTCGTTTTCGTAAATCGACGTATTGGCTGTGTACACTTGGAATTGTGGCAGCAGCACCTTACTCATGTTCAACCCTACTCCTAGAGCGTTGTTGTGCAGCGCTGCTATGTAGAGTCTGATTGGAATTACAAATACATCGATTTGATGTTTGAAGCTTCCGAATACAGGCCCGGTTGTTGGCAAGGTTTTTACTTTTGTTGTGATGTCGATGTAGAATGTTGTTCCATCCAAACCTATTTGACACCAATAGGGAACGATCGTGCCGCATGCTTGTGATGTTCGGATTATTTTCCCTATATTGTGTGATGATCTGCCGAAATTAGGCAGATATACTTCCATTTTATTTTCACTTCGGAGCCTGTCTCCTCCTAATGTTTTTTTCATAGCTTATTTTTTTTGAGAGTTTTCCATTTGACTTTTTACGTGCGTGAAGAATATGAGTGCTGCAGTTAGGATGTCATCCCACTTTTTTTGAGATAGATGTTCTTCAGCATCCTCTTTAGTGTCGAATTCTGTCCCATTTACGAGCGCGCCGCACATTGTGATTACCCATTTGTTTTTTTTGTTGCGGATCAGTACGAACGGACCATTTTTTGATACTTCTCTATCTTCGATTTCGAGGTTTACCGTTTCGATTTCCTCCTCTTTTACTCTGTTTTCAGTAAGCAGTTGATTTCTGAATTTCTTGTCCATGTTATTTAATTTTTGTTGATGTTGATACTTCGATTGTGTCGACTTTGATGCCACTTGCTTTTAAGTAATGTTTGTGAGTGCATCCCTGTTCTATGATTACTGCGGCTGCAGCACCAATTGCAGCTGCTATTACTGCGATCCATTTTACGATCTTCTTTACTTTTTCATTCATAGGTTTAATGATAGTTGATATTCTCTCTTTTCGATTGTTACTATTCTTCTGATGATAGGTTCGTATATTCCTTTCTTTTCGTTGTATATCCAGTTGCTTACCTCGTAGAAACTAACGCCGGTTCTTTTTAGATTTTGAGTCTTCACATCTTTACTGTCATATGTTTCTCCATCTTTTGTCACGTAGTATGTTCCTTCGTATTTGTAGTCTCCCCGTGATATTCTTTCTGCACCGATCAGTTCTACTAGGTTGCTGGATCTGTCTCCGATGTATCCTCTGGTATTGTGGGTATAAGTATTTTGTTTCGCATTAGCTTTTCTTCTAACTTCCTTATCCCAAACTCTGTTTTCCATATTTCACTAATTAGTTGTTCTTTTCTTATGATTAGGTCTGCATACCCTTTGCATATTTCATTTTTTTC